TCGCCTTAGTCTCGTGGGCTCGGAGATGTGTATAAGAGACAGGTCTCGGCCTTGGCCTGTGCCGCCTCCGCTGCCGCCTGTGCGTCCTCAGCCTTGCCCTGAGCCGCTTCCGCAGCGTCCTGTGCATTCTTTGCCGCCGTTGCCGATTGCGCCGCAGCAGACTGCACCTGAGCCCATATGGGCAGTGTGCCGGTCGATACGTCCTCATAGCCCTCATAGCCCTTGCGTATCTTGCCGACCGTCGCCCACACCGTGGGTATCGCAACGACGTTTGCGTTGTCCGCGCCGTAAATGCCTACCATAAGTATCTCGTCGCTTTTCGCAAGGCACTCCTGCGGTATGGAGCAGACATTGTTTTCCCAGTACGAGTCGAGCACGACCTTTGTAACGTCGCCTGCCGTGAATATCGCGGTTCTGCTTATTCCCGAATGCCAATCGGCTGAAAACTCGAATTTTATCTTTGCATTTATCATGCCGCTGGTTAGGGTTTCGTTTTCCGTCACCGTCGCCAGCGCTTTGCCGATCATGATTGTTGTCAAAAGGCTTTTCCTCCTTTTTCGCTTCTTGATTTAAGCATAACAAAAGGAGGCAGGGCTTATTAAGCCCCACCTCCGCATGTTTTTTAACTTTCGTCGTCCTCTTTGCGCTTATAATATTCCTGCGCATGGTCGATTATCCCCTGCGCCGGGTTTGAACTCTTATAGGCTGCTGCTTCCCATTTCGCAAGGCTGCTCTCGTTATTGACTTCGTACTTAGCGATATGGTCTGCGTATTTGTATACATAACTGAGCATGTATGCCTTTTCGGCATCGGATGCGCGAGAATATGTGCTGCTGTTTATTATCTTCGTTGCCAGATCATAAGAGGTTTGCCCCTTAACTGTTGCATACTTCACATATTCCTCAGCCGTCAGATATTCGCCGTTGATTTTTGTGTTTGTTTTCGCGCGGCTGGGATATACGGAGGTTTCGCCCAGATCATAAAGCCGTTTGAGCTCGCCGTCTATCTCGGTGCTGCGCTCCTTCTTGACGTATGCCGGATTTACAAAGTTGTTGAGCACCCTCTCAAACAGGTTGCCGGTTTCCTCTGTACGTCCCCATGCGTCAATGTACGGTATCTGACTGAAATCGTAAAGCGGTATCTTGTTTGCGATCTTACCCCACATGTATTGCAGTTCTGTACTCGCAGCACTGTTGCGGTCGACATAGGTCGTCTCGCGCTGAGTTTCCTCAAATGAGCGTTCAGCCTGTCCAAACAGCGTCGGGAAATACTGCGATATGTAGTCTGCCGTGGTTTTGGAGAGTATTTTATACATACCCTCGGCGTTTTTAACATAGCCGATATTGCTTATCAGGTCGCTGAAGCTTTGCAGCATGGACAATTCGAGCACGGGCGTTGAAATGCTCAAGAGCGAACTCCATATACCTCCAACCATGCTGCTGCTTTCCTTCTTGCCGGTAATTGAATTGTACATTTCCACTCCGACAAACAGCGGCATGCTTTCGGGAGCAAGCCAGTCAAGCGTAATGCTCAAGCCTCCGATATTCAGCGCATAGCTTTGGCTTCCGCTCAGCTCGTCAAATTTGTCTTGCTTCTTGTCATCGTCATCGCCGCCGCTCAGAACACCCCACGAGGCCAGCAGCACACCTAAGCCAGCAAGCGCCGTGCCCGTAAGTCCCGCAGAAATATCGTCTATAAACTGCGCGGGGCTCATGCCGTTTTCAACGTCGCCGTTTACATATGCCTTGACTCTTCGGATGTCCCACAGAGACTTTATAAGTCCGACCGGTGAGTATTCCATACCGCGGGCTAAGATGTTGGCCGGGGTTTTCTTGAACGGTAAAATGCCCTCAATAAGCAGGGATGCGACCTTGTTATCTACCTTACCGAGCTTGCTGACCCATGCCGAGAATTTATTTGTATCTCGGTAAGTGGCCTTCTGTGCTTCCTTGATGGCAATGGTCTGCGCCTTTATTATTGTTGCCTCCGGAACCTTTCCCGATACAAGCTGCTCGGCGCTTATGCCGTTTGCCTTATACCAACGTGCGAGCGCATACGAATATGCGGGCTTGCAGAACCATGCGTCCTCTGCGTCGAGCGCATACGAATTACCCTTGCGCGCCGCCTCGAGTATCTTGTTTTTATATATAGTCCTGCTCTTATCTATGCCCTGATAGCTGTCGATAAACTTACCGCCGGACAGGATTATATCCTGAACAGCTTCGTAATCCGTCTTACCATAGTCAACAAGTGCTTTATCCGCCGCTTTATTGGGATTGAGTATCGCCTTGCTGCGCTCTATGCCGCCGTCAATTTTAGCATCTGCCATATTCTCAATGCCATACGCTATAATGTTCTTTACTTCTCTTACCGGCGCAAAGAACGCATTGCCTACAATGTTCCTGATATGTGTTCTCGGATTGCCCAGCATAGCGAGATAACGGAAGTTGTTGAGCTTTTCGTACCATGTCGCGTTTATCTGCTGTGCTACGCTCTGCTCTATGTTCGCCCACGCGGTTTTTATGCCGTCCTCGTCGCCCTGTCTGAGCGCCTTGGCATACTCGTCGTAAAGGATTTTGTCAACATGTATATCCGCCTTGTTGTCCTTGTACCGCTTATTGAGATCTTCCTCGATGTTCTCAATCGACTTTGCCGCGAGGTACAGTCTGCATTCGGGCGAAAGCTTGTTGAGAATGCGCATAGCCTGCAAGGACTGCGCCGTGTTTGTGGAGTTTTTGACCATGAGCGATGCAATGTCCATCGCCGTTACGTAGTCTCCGCTGTTGACGGCATTGTTGTAAAGGGCAATGCCCATAACGGTGTTGTCCTTCGATACTCTGCCGCTGTTTATCTCGGCCTTGTAGTTTGCAAGCGCCTGATCCCAGCCGTCTTCAGAGATAGCGCGTTCGGCCTTTTTAAGCGCTTCCTCGTCGGAGTATGCAATGTGCGAGAACTTACCCAGTGCCGCATCCTCTCTCAGCGCGTCGGAGAACTCAGACGGTGTCATGCCGCTGTTGGCTATGGTGGAAACATGCTTGCTCGTGAGCTTGCCGTTCAGGTCTTTCTTTGGTATCTCCTGCGGCGCTCTGCGCTGCTGTTCGGCGAGATTTGCTTCCTGCTCCTTGCTTATCGGGTGCAGTGCGCTGTTGCCCTCGCCCTGAGCCTCCGTTACCCAGCGCTCGTCCACGGTTTCCTCTCCCGTGAAGTTTGCGGAAGCTGCGCCCATGCCCTCCGGCAGCGGATTTTCTCCCGTTCTATCCTTTACCCTCGCAAGGACATTGCCCAAAGCCTTAATATTGACATAATCGCTGAGTTTTCTGTGTTCCTCTGCGTACTTTCTGCTAAGCAGGGTAAAACGATTTCGGGCTGTCGCTATGGCGTTTTTGTCGCCGCCGTTCTCTGCCGCAGTCAACTCCTGCCGTGCCGTGTTAAGCTTTTCGACAATGCCGCTAACCTTGTCATACTGGCGTTTATAGTCCTTTATAAGGCCGCGCTCGTTCTCGTTTGCCGCGTCCTCGTTTGTCGCCTGAGCGAGCATGGTTTCATTCTGCCGCCGCAGCTCGGTAATGCTCTCCGGCTCTCGGGAAAAATGCGCATCCGGCACGTCATTTGCGATCTTCATTCGGGCTGCATCGTCTCCGGCTCTGTATTCTTCGACGGCATTTATTCCTGCTTCTTTAAGTGCCTTGCGCAGCGTATCCGACGATGTGTCGGGGATAATGACCTTGCGTATCTCGTCGAAGCCGACCACGCGTTCAGGCTTTGCCTCGAAGATGTTGACCGGCATATTATTAACGTCAAACAGCAGCGCAACTATATCGCTCGCCATTTTATCGGTAAGCGGATAGTTATACTTCTTGAAAAGCGCTTTCACGTTCGCGGGGCTAACATATTTAAGCTCCGTTGCCTCCATAAACACTTCGCCTATAGAGTCCAATTCCATAAGCTCGTTACTGTAGCCGCTGTGGGGAACGAGGTTATAAATGTCGTGCATGAGCTCGGAAAGCCTGCTGTCAAGCGCATCGGATATTTGGCTTGCTTCCTCCGCTGTCAGGTGCTTCAGGCGTCCTTCAAGCTTGTGCATATCTTCGACGCTCTTGAAGCGCTCGGCAGTACCTGCACGCAGACTTTTAACGCCGTGGAAGCCCATAACGTTTCGTGAGTTTCCGTCGCCCTGCGAAGCCATTGCCTTTACTATGCCGTCAAGTGTATTCGGATAATGCGTAGCCTTGAAGCTTCGTCTATTTCCGCTTGAAGTGTAATAATCTTTGTTGTTATAAAAACCGCTGTCCTTTACTGCGTCGCCGTACAGGTCATTGAGCCACTTAATATATTCGCCGCTGTCAACGGCTTTTCTTATAGCAATGTTTGTCGCGTCAATATCGACTTCGGTTTTTCGGGTCTCAGCACCATCCTTGAGATATTTACGCGCATTGGTTGCTTCCTTGATAAGCTCTGCCGGTTTCATTGCATCAACTACGGATTTTGCCGTTTTCGCATCAATTCCGTCTTTGGTGTAATACTGCTCGAACGCCGCTTTAAGCGCATCTCCGTGCTTTGCAAACCATGCCTTTCGCGCAGCGAATGGAGCTTCATTATGTTTTGCAGCCATGTCGTTGAGAACATCCGCGCCGAGCGTGTTTATCAGCGCATCATATACCTCGATCTGATTATCCGTAAGCCGCGTTATCGTTTCGGTTTTCACCGATTCAACAGGCGTTCTGCCGGTGTCAGCAAGGTATATCTGCATCATCCGCGTGTCATCGGCAAATTTATCTATTAGCCCCTCCACGCCGCCGTATTTCGTGAGTGTGTCATCAAGGTAATTGGCAGACTCATATAACGGACTCACAAAATCATGACCATGTTTTTTCTCAAGCTCGTAATATTTGCGTCGTATTCTCTGAGCCGCCTTTTCGTTTGCCTCGTATTCCATGCGCGGGAAAAGCGGAGTCCATGCATCTGCTGAGTAAACGGTGTTGCGCCTGTCAAACTTCGGGTCAACTGTTTCCTTGCCGAAAACGACGGTGATATTGCCGAAATTCGTGTGCGGTATATCGCTTTTTGTTATTGCGATACTCGGCATCGGAAAACCGCCGAGTTTGAGCGTTTTCAGAAGCTTTGTCTCGTCAAGATTGTGCAGCGCGATAAGATTTTTCTTCTGCTCTATCGGCGCTTCCATGGAAAATTTCTTGACAGCGGCATCAGCAAATGATACACTACGGATGAGACCAAACTTGGTTCCCCCGAACGGCGTAGAGCGCCCTAAGGCATTGAACCATGCTTTGGTTTCTTTTTTATTCTCTCCGAGGTAAAGGATATTGCTGTCGTTTAAAAGTTTATCTAAATTGTGAGAGCGTGAGCCCACACTTCTTATTTTGTTAACAAGCGTAATGCTGTTACGCCTCTTTGTAGAATTAACGCGCAATGCAACTACTATAGGGTTACCATTCGCATCAAATACCTGACCAAAAACCATAACTGTATTGTCATATGATTCTGATATTGCAATAGGGTGCTGCAAAATCTCAGGTATTTGTTTAATAACAGATTTCGTGATTTCGCCTTTTTCAAGAAGCTGTTTTGCCGCCTTGCTTTGGTCGAACCAAATATCTGTATTTGGTATTCCTACTTTCAACAGCGGTTCAGAAACTCCGCCGACTCTGAATGCACCGCCATGGTCTTTGCCGTCCCACTGGTCTATCTGTCTGGCAAAATACTTATCTTCTGCTTGCCGCGAGAACATAACCCCGCTCTTCGGCGGTGCTCTGCCTTTGTTCGCAGTCTCGGCGGTGTGCTTGCGGAAGCTCTCCTGTACCTTGCCGTAGTTTGCGCTGTCGTGCTCCGTTCCGGCAAAGATGTTTATCTTGCCCAGCGCGTCACAGCACATTTCCTCGAACGCCTCGGCCTCGCTTATCGTGTCGCCGTATGCGTGTCTGTAGACCTCAACAGCGCTGTTAAGCTCTTTCTCCGAGAGGTCTGAAAGCATAGCGCTGCGCAGCTCGTCAAGGCTTATATCGCCCTGTGCGATTGCCGCGTGCCCCATCTCGTGGCGCATTATCTGCTCTGCGGATATGTCGGGATGGTCTGAACGCACCATAACGGTTTTGCTCTCGGTATCGACCATGCCTCTGAACTCGCCGCCGCTGTCCTTGATATTGCCGCCCTCGAAATATGTGACGTTATAGCCGTAGCTTCTTGCAAGCTCACGGCCTTTTTTCATGCTCTCGGTGTCCTCTTCGGAGTAGTAGACGTTTTCCTGCTCTACGCCGTTATAGACTACTTTTTGCCCAGCTTTGCCTTGAGCTGCGCTATAACCGCTTTGTCTGCCGCTATCTGTTCCGGTGTAAGCTTCGACTGTGCCTCTTCCCACTGCGGGTATTTGTCCTTCGGTATTCTGACCGTTAAGCCGTTGGCCGCTGTCGCGTAGACGTACTCCATTCTCGTTTACCTCCTGTGTGTTTATCTGGTTGTTTACCTGTGTGCTTACATTATCGCCCTGCACCGCCGCATTGTCAACCGCCGCCTGAGTTGTAGATGCACCCATGTTATAGGCTATCTCCGCCTGTGCGCGGTTCAGAACGGGCACTTTGATAAGCGACTCTTTGTTCGCGCCCTGCTGCCCCATCTGATACACAGCATCAAACGCCATTTCAAACGCCTCGGGAGACTCGACGGGGGCGAGATCGTATGTTCTGCTTATAACCTCCGGGGAGACCGTATATCGCTCTGCCATGCTGTTAACAACGCTGTTCTTTGTCGCCGTTGTGCGGATGTTGGCAACTGCGCCGCTCCCGGTCATGGTATTCACAGCCTGCTGCATTACCGGGCTGCTGTCTATGATGCTCTGCTCCGCTCTCGTCAGTTTTTGACCGCTTGCAGCCTTGGCAATGACCGTCGCGGTGTTATCGTCAACAAGCGTACCGCTGCGCTCAAGAGCATTTCGCACTGCCGGCGTGTCTCTCTCAGCCGTTATAAGCTGTTCAAGGTTGGCTGTTTCCTTGTCGCTCAGGTTTCTGTTGCCTCTCTTTGCGCTGTTGTCAAGGATGTTCTGATATTCTGCGGCGGTCAACTGTGCCTGAGAACCCTGTTCGGATGCAATCCCGGCGTTTACAAGCTCGCGCTGATAATTTTCATACGCTCTCTGCTGCGCGTTCTCGGCGCGATACTGACCGCTTATAACGTTCGTTCCTGCGCCGAAAAGGCCGAGAGTGCTGCCGATGATGTAGTCCTCGAGCATCTGCTCTGCGTCCATGTCCTCGCCCAGGTCAGACCAATCGCCCTTGCCGTCATCCAGCTTGAGCACACGGTCTGCAACAGGGTTCAGGATATCCGAGAGGACTTCCTCTAAGCCTTCTTCGTTCGCGCCGACAATGACCTTGAGCGCCGTGCGGCCTTTGTCCGTCTTTGCCAGTCGGTTTACAAGACCGTTAACAAGGCTCTCGTTTCTGATAATGCCCTTGCCGTATGCGACTTTGGAAGCAGCGCCGAAAAGCTTCTCTGTAAGCACTTCGATTGCCGCGCTCTTGAGGCCAGAGGTAAACTGGTCATTGATATCAAGGCCGTTGTTTCTTGCCTCCTGCGCTCCGCTTCCTGCCGCTCTCATTCCCATTGCCACAAGACCTGAGCCGGGGAGAATGGCGTTCATAGCCGCGTCACCGGCAAACTGCAAGCCTGCAATGCCGAAGTCAACAACGCCCTGTCCGAACTTGCCTAAGCCCTCTTTTGCTATCTGCTGATACTCATTCGAGCGTGCGGCAAGCTCATCGGCGGTGTCAAAATTCTTTTGCCCTGCTCCTGCAAGCGCTGCATAACCGCGCTCAAAGGCCTTTTGGCTGTCCTCATGCTGCTTCTTGAGACCGCCCTCGCGCGTGTTTATGTCCTCGCCGTTGAGCATTGCGTCATATCCGGCTTTAAGCCTTGCGCTGTCCGCTGCATCTCGCGCTTTTGTCTGCGCGTCCTTTTCTTTCAGCAGACCGAAAAGGTTTGAAAACGCGCCTGCCGTGCTGTATATTGCAGCGTTCGCCGTAGCGTCAAATCTCGTTGTTTTTGACGCGCCGTAATCTCCCGCGCCCAAAGCGCTTATCTGCCCCGGCTTGCGCTCGCTGCTTTTTTTGCCGTAAGATATAGCGTCGCTGCCCTTGGTGAGCTTTTTGGCGTTCCCGGCTTGCTGCAAAGCAGCGAAAGCAGGGTTGTTACGAGCAAGAACTTCGCTCACTTCGGGCAATTGTCCTCTATTCTTACCAACTTTGGATTTAGCACTGTTTGTGCCGTAACCCTTGGCGATTGCCTGTGCTTTCTGGGCATAGGCTTTTTCGGTCTTTTCGCGCCCTGCTTTTGCAGCAGCCTCTATCTGCTCTTTTGTAAGATTTATTTTCTTCGCCATCTTTAACCTCGCTGAACTTACAAGCTGATATTTGCCTGAGATTTAAGCTTTCGTTTGAGAACATTTATATCATCATCGGTTAAACTCGAGTTTTTATTCCATGCATCGACGAGCGAATTAAGGCTGTTATAGTTTTTGCCGTTCCATGTGAAAATGCCCTCGTCAGGGTCAAAATTAAGCTGACGAACTTTTTTTACTGAAATACTTCCATCTTTGTTTACCTTGAAGTCTTTGCCACTCGGATACCTATTTCCCCCGCCGCCTGAGCCGCCGCTTCGTGCCGCCGTCTGAGCCGCCGCCTGCTGCTGATAGTAGCTCATGAGGGAGTTGATATATGACGGGTCATAGCCTGCCGTGCTTATAAGCGCCTGAGAGGGCGTGCCGCCGGCTGCAATGATTGCGTCTATCTGGCTCTGTGCAAGCTTCTGGGCATCCTGCCGCCTGTTGTAATTGCTCTCGCTCAGCTGCATGTCCTGATTCCACTTGTCGATAAGCTTGTTGTATTCCTGCTGATCAAGCGTGTTGTTCATGTTCCAGTTGTTGAGGAACCGCTCATAATCCGTTGCATCCGCGCCGGAAACGAGGCCATACAGGTTGCCGAGATTGCTTATGTTATCCTGCTGCTGCTGATATGCCATGCTTGCCGCAGCCGCAGCCGCCTGATACGCCATTTCGGCATTCGCGACTTCCTGCTGGTAGCGCTGGAAATCGACCTGATCGCGGTCAATGTACATGCCATAGAGGTCTTTCATATTCTGCCCTTCATCACGATATTTGCCGTATGCTCTGTCGTAGAACTCGGGCAGCATCTCCGTTACCTTTTGCAGATACGCATTGTACATCTGCTGTCCTACGGCCTGTGAATAGGTCGAACCATAACCTCCCGTGAGGGCTGCTGCCTGCCCCATTGTATCTTCCATTGCAAGCTGTCCTTGCTTGGTGTATAGGTCTTTATACTGCTGATACAGCGGGTCAAGCTCTTCGTTGTAACTAAATTCCTCACGGTTGAGCAGTTTATTCAAAAGCTCGTCTATCTGCGCGTCATACTGCGGATTGTACGTCGGTGCAGAATATCCCGGCATGGAAATAGTCGGAGCATTAGTTATTGCATCGGTAATAGAACCAAGGATTTTGTCCAAATCTTCGGAATACTTAGAGTTGTAATCCGTCGATGGTGTGTCTTTGCCGGTGTCGCTGTAGCTTCCATATTTGTTGCGAAGCTCTAAATTCATGTTATTACCGAGGATTTTTGCGTTTCCTTTTCGCTCATCCTCTCTCGCGCCCTCTATGTCTCCGGCAGCAAACTTTGCATCGGCGCTGAGACCGTAGTCTATAGAATTGCTGTAGCTTGTGCCGTTGTAGGTACCGCCGGTGGTTCCATAGGGGTTTGCATTGCCCATATTAAGATTAAGGCCGTTAGCCTCTCCCTTCGCGCGCCTCAAATCCCATGCTTTAGCTGCTGCCGCCGTGTCGCCTTTTGCAACGGCTGCATTTATGTCCGCTTGGTAGTCGTGATCATTGTCAAAATAAAATACGTTATTATTCTCGTCTTTCCATGCTTTCCATGTAGGCATATAAACCCTCCATTAATCCTGTGCTTTTCCGACTGCTATGTACATCACCGTGCAGCTCCCGGCCTCGTCCGCTTTGGGAAGCGAGGCGGTAAAGCCGGTCTTGCTAACGTTGTCGGATTTTATCGTTATATTGCGGTCTGAAAACGGCTGAGAGCAGATAACAACGGGCTTGTCTGCAAACTTCGCCTTGCTTCCAAAGCTCACGCTCACCGACGTGTCGCTCTCTGTGCCGTATGTCATTTGGAATGTGCCGTAAGCAACGTTGCTGTCGGATGAGACCTCGGCAACAACAACGCTGCTGCTCGTGCTCGTCTGGCTGCTTGTGTCACTTGCCGCGCCCTCGACGTTCAGCCACACCGAGAGGCTTTCGGCGAGCTGAGCCGTATATCGGTGCAGCTGAGTTACCTTTTCCTCGGATGTGCCGAAAATTCGAGGCGGCTGAGGTATTACTATCATTTGATATCCGTTCCTCCCTCAAACTGTTTGCTGAAGCTGTATAGCCGCACCGTGCCATGACCCAAGAGTTTTATTCTGAAATGGTCGCAGCGCTTAGGCTTGACGGGAACCATAAATGTTGTTGTGCCCTGCCCTTTTATGCGGCCTTGCTTTTCCCAAACGCCGGAACTGTCATATTCAATGTAAATCATCATCTCCGAGCCTTTGGGCAGCATCATGCGCAGATTAAAGCGGCTTATGTACTTCTGACCGGTGTAGTTATAGCCCTGCAAGCCCGTTATGGCTTCCCACTCAAATGCGGCTTCTTCATTGCCTGTTTTCGTGTAGTCGGATATAAGGTTTATTGCGTATCCGTTGCTGCCCTCGGTAACGAAGAATGTCTCATTGTTTATCGAGAAGAATGCAAGCGCGTGTTTTTCATCTTCCTTGTGCCACAGGCCGCGCTTTGTGTCGTACACAAACAGCGACCATTTGCCGCTTGTATCTTTGAGGGATAGATAATACTTGCCGTTCGCACTGCCGCCCTCGGCCGCAACGTAATACACATTGCCGAGAGGCGCGCCGATGTCGTATGCCTGAGTGCCGTCAAACGCCATCACGCCGCCGCGAGACTTGTAATAGCAAACATCATCTATCACAGTGACCGAACCGCTGCACCCCGTCTGAACGCCCTGCACGGTCTTATCTATGATTTGATGTGCGCCGGAGCTGGATATATAGACCTTGTGGTAACAGTTTTCCTTGAAGAAAATCAGATTGCCGCCGATGTTTGCCACGCCTGTAAAAGCGCCCGGAGTGCCTATAGATGCACGGTATGCGTCGGTGCTAACGCCCTTGTATGTTGACCATCGGGTTTCATCGCCTAACTTTGAGGCGTATATCTCATTTACATTCGTTTTCTCAGCGTCCTCGGATGCTTCATAGTTATATCTGCATCCCCAAATGCGGTTTTGCGCCTGCACAACAAAATCAAGGTCTGGCGCATCCCTATAAAGCTTTATGCTGCCTGCTGTCTGGTTAAAGTCTCCGGTTACGATATCAACGAATACATATATAAGCTCGACCGTGTATGACTTTGTGCCATCGGCCGCCGTTGTCTCGTTGGTCTTATTGATAACTCGCTTTGCCGGGGTATGCTGCCCTTCAAACTTTGCCGAGTTATCGTCCTCGGAGAACGTCGCGTCGGTAAAAGATATCTCTATCGTGTCACCGCTATCGATGCTGATTTTGTTTATTGCCTTTTCGGTCATTGTACCCATCGGCAAAACGATACGTGCCTTTATGTCGCTTGTCTTAGCCCATGATCCGGCAATGTACTTTTTCCACACCGCGCCGGTATCGGTGCTCGACGTGTCAAGCCACAAGTCACCCGTTTTAGGGCTGGGCGGCGCTGTTGCACTCTTGGTAAAGGTCACTGCTTCGCCGTCTTCTGTGCAAGCCGTAAATTTTATCGGTGTATCCGTCGTGGCCGTCGCCTCGATAGACTTATACAGCTTTTCATACTCGTGATTTTCCGTTGTATCTGTTGCCGTGCCGCTCTCGCTTCGAATACTCAGCTTATCGGGATAAATAACGAGCTTATTGGAGAAAAACATCATCTGCTTTGTGCTTTCCGATATGCTGATTGAGTTATCTACCACACCGTCTACCGTTAATAAAACCTTTTTGGTTGTGGTATATGTACCGGTGCCGCGATAGATTTTGTAAATCCCGACTCCGCTATCGGCGGTCTTGCCGACAACGTAAAGATTTGAGTCAACGTCGGCGATCATGCCGTATATCGCGGTAAATTTCCCGGCAGCTATAATGCTCCTTGCATCGCGATTACCCATGAGCGGATAGTAATCGCTCGTGAGATTTTTCATATCATAAAACTCTCCGTCGCCGATTTTGTAGTTGTGGTTATAGCCGCCGAAGGTATCAACGACTGTCTCGATTGTGCTGCTTTCGGGTATAGTTATATATGTCGGCATGCAGTCCTCCCTAAAACCTGAAATGCGTCAGTTTCGGCAGCGGTCTGTGCGCCGCGTCATATGCCTGCGCAAATCGCGTGTAACCGTCGTTGTAAAACAGAACGGCCTTATTGTACTTGGCATCCTCGCCGTTTTGCTGCGCTATTTTGGCCTGTAGGTAATTAACATAGATATCTTCTGCATACGGCTCGGGAACCAGCAAATCGGTCGCTATGTCCTCTGCTGCATACTCAGGCTTTTCAAACTTCTCCGCGCCCTCGTGCGTGGCTATCAGGTCTGTATACACCATCTGGTCAATAGTCAGCAGCCATCGTACCTTTTCGGTTTCATCGTATGCGTTAGGCGTAAGCTTATCGGTAATTTCTATTGCTTCTGCAATTGTCATATTGTTCTCCTATTAAAATAGCCGCCATGAGGCGGCTGTTATTTTTGATATTAATTAGTGCGCGGCAAACTTCATCTCGTCGATGTGTTCGTCGAGCATGCGCTGAGCGTAGTTTGAGCGCTCGATCTCGTCCGCCACTTCTTTGGGGACGAAGCTTGTTTTGCCTTTGGGCAGCAGATAGTTTTTGCCGTTTATCGACACAAACAGATCGGGATCACTGTTTCTGTCGCCTCTCGGTATAAACATTTCAACTCTTTCATCTTCTGTTTTTTTAGCCATGTTTTGCTCCTCTCAGGCGGAGGGGCAGAGTGTTCCGCCCCTCCCGGGATAATTACTTGTTTTCTTCGTCAGTCGCGGAATACGAGCTGACGGACATCACGCGGAGTACGCGCTCAGGGTAAAGGATAGTTGCGCCGTTGGTCTCGAACTTGTAACCGATGGTGCTGAACTGGTTAAGAGGACCGCCGATTTCGTCCTTGTCATGAGCGATCATCTCAAGGCCGCCGCCCTCGGGGTCGATAATGCCAAAGCCGTCCTTGCCGAAGAAGTAAGTCGCATAAGTAACGCCATCGGACTTATTCTTGTAGGTAGCGCTACTGGAATACTTGTAGCTCGCGCCGAGAATAGGTGCATAGGTATCCTCGATGAAGCGGCAGCCGTGCAGCTCGCCGATTTCGCCGTTGAAGATCTCGGAGGTAGCTGCATACTTATGCACTTCAATCCATTCCTTGCTCTGGCGCAGGTCATATGCAACAGAGGGATGGATAACAGCATAGTATTTGCCGTTTATCTTGGGCACACGGTCTTTCTTGAGCTTAGTAACGGCCTTGTTTACCATGGTGGGGGTAAGCAGTGCCCAGCCGTCAGGAGTCGAGCTGCCGCCGCTGGAAGTAGTGCCGCCTGCGCCCATGGTTGCCGGGGAAGTAGGAGTAGAAACTTTAGTGCCGTCCTCGGTGACGTTATCGCAGTACATTACGTTAGTACCGACAAGCAGCGCATCACGGATAAGGGTTTCCTGAGTAGCCGCAGCGGATGCGCCCATTTCCTCGGTCGCTGCAAGAATGACATCGTCATATGCGCGCATCTCGAGCTTATCGGTGATAGAGGTGTAAGTGCCATACTGCGTGATAGATGCAGTCAGCTTAGTTGCGCCAAACTGCTGACCGGTGGGGATAACGCCTTCCTTAAGCTCAGTCGCCTTTGCAAAGGTGTTAAACTTACGCCATTCAACAGTGGTGCCGCCGTTCTTGGGCAGTCTCTGCTTGCGGCCAAACTGCGCATAGAACATCTCAACTCTGGCATTTTCGAGCAGCTCAGTGTCATAGAACGTCTTAAGTTCGGGCGCCATCGTGTTAGTGGCAGGGCTGGCCGCGACGGCCTCGCCGGTGTATGCGTTGGTGTAGTTGGAGGTGCCGTTGCTAACAAGGGTGTTAACAACGGTGCCTGCATCTGCGAAAATCTGAATCCAATTAAAATTGATCATATCGTTTCCTTTCATGGTCATAGGCCACGCGGAAACGCTCAAGGCTTAAAACTGCCCGGGATATATCTTTTCACCCGATCTGATCCGGGCTTTCAACGCCTCTCTCTGCTCCCGTGTGGCGTTTCTGTAATCAAACGTCTGAATGGAAGCGTTAGAGGACTTGGGAACGCCGCCCTCACTCGGGCGCGATCTATTCGACTGCACAGCATTAGACACCTGCTGCACCGATGCTTTCAGCGCTGCCTGCCGTATGCTTTCCTTTATTTCATCTCGATGCACAAGTTCATATGCATCCTCGAGGGAAAACATCAGGTCAGGCGCGGTCAAGCGTCGGAATGTAGGGTTGTCCAGCTCTTTCCGCAAATCAAAGTTGGGGTATTTTTTCTGAAGCTCAACGGCCTGCGCGTTCATCTTGCCCAGATGCTCCATAAGCTTCTGCTCGTTGATAAACTGCTGCTTTTGCGCTTCTGCCGCTCTTGCCACAGCCTCGGAGCGCTCGAGCTGCTTTGCTACCTCGGTCGATACACCCAATTCCATCGCACGGTCTTCGTAATACTCGTCATCATCCGCGACCGCTTTTGCGATTGCGTCATAATCTCCCGAGTCTACGCCGTACTTTTTGGATAGCAGCTGCAGCGCCGGAGCAAGCTTCTCAAGCCCTTCGGCGTCCGCCTTGTACTTTGTCTTTGCCGACGAGACTACTTTCTGCATCTCCCGGTTATAGTCGGGGTCTGCCATGATTTCATCCCATGTAAGCCGCTTTGCTGTATCTTTAGTCTCTGCTGCCTCTATGGCTTCCTTTGGCGCAGCGGCGGCCTGCGCATCGGCTTTAGGCTGATTAACAGCCTTGCCATATTTCGCCCGTCCGAGTTTTTCCTTAGGCACTCCAAGCTCTGCGAGCCTGTCAGCCGTGGTTTTCGGTGCTGTCTGTTCGGCGGCAACAGACACATTAACGCCCGTGTTCTGCCCGGCGGCGGCAGATGTTTCGCCCGAAGTGGCTGCACCGCCATCGCCGGTACCGTCCGCGAATAGCTGCAGCCAACTGAATTTGTTGTGCATTTACATGCCTCCTATTTATTTGCCCGTAGGTGGACAAGTCCGTCGTACCGCCTGCAGGGCTCGAACCTGCATCTCTATCTCTCCGAGCGTTTTACCGTTAAACTAAGGCGATATACAAAAGGGGCGGAGAAGGGGGGACTCCGCCCACAAGAAAGGAGAAAGCAGACTATTACAGCCGCCGTCTGCCGGGGCGGCATCTTAAAGGAGGTGAACTTGCTGTCTCATGCAACCCACGTTTTCAGCATAGCATTTACTTATGCTTTGCTTTCAGCCCCACCTTGCGCATTTTTTTCAGTTTCTGTGAAAATTTTTATGTATTCCGGGTATTCCTGCATCAGCAACACAAAGCCCTTGACTATTACCGACATTTCAATGACCGCCACAGGGTCATATTCAGTCAGCTTTATTCGCGCTTTGCCGTCGGATATATCAATTTCCGTGATATCTTTGGAACTTTCCTGCAAAATAGCCGCTGCCGTGCGCACAAGGATTGTCGCAGCCGCGCATATCAAATCCTCGCCTTTGGGCGCAGACCGCGCATGCCCTTCGATTTTTAATTCGAATGTGCTGCCGGTGCTGTTTACGCATACGTTTATCATGTCGTTGCATATCCTCCATCGGGCATTGCCGCCTCGCGCGTCTTTGCCCGGGCGTTAGACACCTGCGCATGTTCGCGCTTGGCAGGGTCTTCTGCAATCTGTATATTCGCCTGCGGTGTGCTGATCTGTACGTTAGCCTGCTGTGCTATAGCCTGTATCTGTGCAAGCAACTGCGCATCACCGCATTTGGCCGCAAGCAGTGCCGCGACTTGCAGTACCGTATTAAATCGGTCAAACAGTGTGCCGTTCTGCTTGATGGTCTTTCGAACGTTGTCGATGCTGTCAAAATCCATCATCGTAAGGCATGCAAGCGCCTGGTCTGTCTGCTGCGGATTGAAAAAGCCGAGGTTATAAAACTGCAAAGCCAATTCATTATTTGACATCTTGGTGTATGCCGTGCGCTTCTGCGGAACGACATTGATATCAAACTCCGGCACACGCTGCCCGATATCGTATCCGGCAAACATCTGTGTCTGCGGCTTTATGTGCTCGTTGGAATAGCTTAAGAACAATTCCTCGCCGCCGTCGCCCAGAATGCGGAACTGACGCGGCGCATCGTAAAACTGCCTTATCAGCTCTATGACAAGATAGTTTAATTCGCTGTATGCCCTGTAGCTTGCCTTGGTGCTGTCTCTGCTGCCTTTGCCGCTGGCTTCCTGCAATGCCGCTATTGCGCTTGCAGCCGTTACTCCGCTGCTTGTCGTGCCTGTTGCGGTTTCTGTGTTGCCGCTGGTTTCGCGCAATTCGTTGATGCTAAGCTGCAGCATGCTTATATAGTTGCCGTCAAGGTTATCGTGCGTAACAGGCTTTAGGTTATCGTCGTTTAAGCTGCCTTCGACGTTTATGATGGTTTCATTCAGGTTCGTAAACTGCTCAACATTCACGCCGCAGTTGGCTTTCTTAAAGTACCTGGGTTTTGCGCCGACCATTGCATTTTCCACATACGCCGTTTTCATCAGGTCAATTTCCGTCTGCGGCGCTTTGCACAGGTCTACATAGCCGTATCCGCATGGGCTGCCTTCAATGGGAAACAGCGTGTCAAACACATACGGGTATTTGCTGTGGTCATACCAGCCGGTCATTGCACGGTCAGGGTCATTTTCCGTCGCGTAAAGCACCGTGCCCGGAACAAACAGTATGTAGTGCAGCACACCGTTTTTGTGATAGTACGCACTGATAACAGGCACTTTGTCCGTAGTGTCTACATGGTCATCGTATCTGTATTTGCTGGTTATAAAATCATGCGGTATATTCTTGCCCTCCGGCAGCTCAGCCGGGAACATGGCTCGGACTTCGGTTTCGTCCTGAAAATCGACCTCAAAAAAATACTTTGACTGCTGTATATCCTCGACTCCCGGCTCCCAAAACAAATTAAGGATGTTGCACTTGCGCACATCGATATCGCCCAAGCCGTTCATTTTGTTCTTGTCCCATATGACCTTGTACACGCCTGTGCCGGTCTTTAGCTTTGACCACATAACCTTGCTGTAGGTAGTCTCAAACTGGTTTTTTTCCAGCACAACAGGGATTATTTTAGACAGCATAGCCGCCTCTGCTTTATCGCCCTGTTCCCTCGGCAGTATGTTAGGCTCAGGGTATGCATCCATTGCGTCGGCGTGTTTGTTGGTGATAACGTTATGCAGCCAGCCGCTTTTACTTCTAAACCCCGGCTTTGCGTGGCCGTCCTTGTCTTCTTCAACATCGTTTCGCAGCTTCCACCAGTTTTCCGATGCGATGATACGGCTATCGACCGACTTCTTCCCGGCGCGATATTTGTTTAGTATCTGCATCAAATCCTGTATCTGCTGTTCCCCAATGGGTTTTATGCCAAGCATCTGCGCCGCAGTTTCAACGCTGCCAAGCTCGGGCGCTTTGCTGCCGTCTGCTCGTATAGTGTCCTTAGTGATATCCATTTGCTTTATATCCATCCTTTTTGTATTGGTTCAGTGGGTCTGACAATATAACTTTCGGTTTTTGAGGTATTATCGGGCTTATCGGTCTTGCCATACACATATAACGCCATTCATCGCCTACGTGGTCTTCCATCGACGTGTCCAAATCTTCGGGCTTGTGTTCATCGTACATCAGCAGCGGTATAGTACGGATAAACGCCTTGCAGTTGTCGAACACATACATGCGCGGATAACCGTTATCGTCAAATTGCAGCCGATAATGGCATTGCATCCAGCCTGCAAGCCGCTTGTTGTCGCCGGGGTCGAAGTACACACCGTATTTCTCGGCGGTCTCCGCGACCGACACGCCGCGTGACACATCCCATATTGACGGGTCAGCAACGCCAAGTATCTTGCGCCCTTTAAGCCACGGATGCGTCTGCTCCGTCTCGCGGATGCGCTTAAACTGTTCGTCGGGTGTCCACTTGACACCTTCGTTAGGCGTATCTGTGCAGCCGTACAGCTCCAAAACGCGATACAGTACGCCGTCATAGTCGATAGCCCACCATGCGCAACTAAACGGCTTGTTATAGCCGAAGTCGTATGACCTGTATATCGTCCAGCCACGTGCCGCGCCTTCGTTCAGGTCAAACGCCGGTATAACATGCGTAAATCTGCGCTGTGCTATAGCTTCTTCCGGCGTTATCCCCGCCTTTGCGCACAGTTGCGCATCCGGGCGCGTTCTGAAATCTTCAAAGAATGCGCCGTCGAATATATCCCATTCGCCCTCCAACCACGCCTTACGCAGCTTAGGCGGCAGGGCTTCAAGCTTTTTTATATAGTCGGGGTCTGCATCCATCAGCGGCTTGTTATCCGTGACCTTGCTTTGAATAAATGAATAGTCCTCCGGGTTCTCCCCATCGGTATAGGCGCGGTCTATCGCCAACCGCTTCACCCAACTGTGCCCAACGCCGCCGGGGTTACATGTAACATATATCCGCCGTGGGAAATCATTCGCGCCACGCACGCAGGCCGAGAGCTTCCTGAACCGTTCTTCGGTTTGGTGGGTACCTTCGTCCAAAAACAGAATATCCGTTTCTGTGCCCTGAAAGCGTTCAGCATCCTTGTCGGTATCGCAGTACCTAAATAATATTCTGCTGCCGTTCGGGAATGTAATGACCTTCTTCTGATCGTTATAGCTTGCCATGCGCTGTGATTTATCAGCATCATAGCAATGCAGATCGCGTGTCAGAGGTACTATGTGGTTTTCCTGCAATTCCGGGTATGTTTTACGCACGATCATGCATGTTATCCCCGGAAACTTGAAGCAGTACAGCACCGCCGAGACGCGCACGACGAAGCTTTTGCCGCCGCCGCGTGCGCCGCCGAAAAACACAACATGCGCCCTATCCTTTAAAAATTCCTGTTGTGTAGGGCTTAGGTAGTCGATTTTGTATTCAGGCATGGTTATTTACCGCAGAAATCATCGGCACCGGCAATGATAACGCGCACCGGCTCAGGCTGTGCTTCTCCTGCTGCCTGGCGTTCAAGGTTTTTAATGCGCGCTTCCTGCTCGCGTTTATCGGCATCGGATTTAACACCCTGGATTTCCGCAAGGTCTTTCATTGCGCCTGTAAGGCTTTTCAGGCCGCGTTTATCCTTGATAATATCCGCATCCGTTAACTGTGCTACAGCGCTGCATAGCTTGCTTGACAGCAGCCCAGCAGCTTCTAATAGGCTTTTGTATTCCTGATAATCAATTTCCAGCTGTGCTTTGATACGGTCTGCGCCCTTGGCCGCGCTATACTGCGTCCGCTTCTGCGCCCATTTTTCTCGTTCGGCGCGTTTTCGCAATGTACTGTACGAAACGTTGTGTTTCTCGGCAAGCGGCCTTGTGCCTATGTCGGTAGTAATATATTCAGTTTTGATATCATCCCATTTGCTCATGCCTTTATAATAATGTAGGTGGCGTTGCATTAATCAGCCCCACCTTGCGCACTTTTTTGCTGCACATAAAAAATCAAGGGTAACGCTTAATGCGCTACCCTTTAGTATTTTTCCGCTAATGTGATCTTGTAGACCGGGCATTGTGCGTACTGTGTGCAGCAGTATTTGGACACATACACCCGGCGTTTCTGCTCGTCGCCTTTAAACCACAGCTGCAATCTTGCGTCACCGCATGGGCCTTCACAAAAGATCTTGTTCTCACGCGCCGAGCCTTTTGACCAAAACGGGCATTTTGCCCGGCTGTCATAATATCCGTCAGCGCCCCTCATGCAGCGTATACCTCGCGTACCGTGTCGGGATGCCGTAACGGTTAAGTCCGGTCTCCATCGTTGTTTCAACGTCATAGCCGCGCTTGCGAAGATCAAACACGCGCCCGGATGCCCTGCCTATGCCGTAGTCATACATGGCCTCGCGGCTTGTTATGCTGCCGTGTTTGCGCATGTGATTTAACATCATTTCGCACTGACTTTGAATTATCATGTTCCGCGATACCTCCAACATTTTTTAGTTGTAAATGTCTTTACCGCCCTTGCGCGTTTTATGTAGCCAGTCACCAGCAGCTCCCTTGCCGGATATTCATTCCGCGCCGCCGCCTTGCGTTTATCGTTCTCCGCGCAAAACGCCTGATAGCTGCTGCAATTGGCGTGGCAGCCTATGCGGCGCGCTGTGCAGCCTTTACAGTCGTTAGTCATCTTTTTGTAAATTCTTTGGGTGCAAAAGCAGCGCACCAGCCGTTACGCTTATCGCAGTCGCAATCGCACTGATCGCAGCACCAGTCGTAATAGGTGTTATCGCTCCGGCGGCAGATTTCACGGATTGCTACGCGGTAATCTTCTATTTCTTCATTGTAATCGTGGCACAGTGCATCGAAGTCTTTGCGTTCGCTACGCAGTAGGCCGTGCAAATAATCATAATGCGGTTTTGGCACACCGCCGAGAACATCTAACAGCCATAGGCGTATTATATATAGTAATCTTTTCATATCTGTACTCCCATACGATCGGCAAACTGGTGTAATCGAACCATTATGTTATCCAAAATTTTATTTGTACCTATAAGCGCAGCTTCAAGCGTATCTTCTCCCAGCGTATCGGGTTCGGCCGTGTTTATGCCAAATGTTTGTGCTTCTATAGCACTTAACACAACGTTAATTTCGCATACCGCCTTGTAATTAGTACCCGTAATATTTTTTATAGTATCTGTGGACGCAACGGCCGGCATAGGTGCACAACACACCTCGTTTGCTCTTTCAAAATTCATATTTACCATCCTTTCGACTAACGTTTCTGTAGTTTGTCACATATTTTTGCGGTTTCTTCTGCAAGATTATCGTATATTTCTTTCGGAATAACATAATCAATGCCATCTGCGCTACACGGAACGACGCTGTCCAATCTTTCTTTCAGTCGAGCCAGTTTTGCAGATTTATAGGCTTCTACAAGCGTTTCGCAATCGTGCATTATAACCATTTGGTCGAGCATAATGCGCACATCGGCTATTTCCTCCGCAATATGTTCAACATTATCCTCGCCGCGCTCATACTTGCAAAGTTCCTTTTGCAGCTCCGACATTTCTTCCATGCATACGAACGTCTGCAATTGCCCGCCGTAGGTTTCAAGCGCCTGCTGGTATATCTGCTTTGCCTGATATTCGGATTTTTCTCCGGTGTCTTCTAACAAGCGAAGCACTTCATATGTGTTGGCACAGTGATAGCCTTTGCCGTTTACAAAGACAGTGTAGCTGCCGTCGTGGTTGCTTTTGGCTTCCCAGCCTACGTTTTTTGGCATTTCATCCTCCTAAAAATAGATTTATCTGCATGGAGTGTTCTCTGAAGCGTTCTTCCTCTTTTTCGAAGTAATCCTTATCAATTTCACATCCCACATAGTCAAAGCCCATATTGTAAGCGGCTATCCTGCTTGAGCCGCTGCCCATATGCGTATCAAGTATCTTGTCACCCTCTTTTGCTTAACAACTATATATCCACTCATATAACTTCACGGGCTTCTGTGTTGGGTGAAATCGTCCGATTTGATTTTGCATATTGATGTCAATCACCTTTGCATTATCGTTGAAGCTTGTCCATGCGTATTCACACATTGCCATTGAGAAATTTTCGGGAATGTTTGTTTTCCGGAGTATCAGGAAGCACCTTGTCGGCGGTAGGGCAAAATAATTGCCGCCCCAAATAATTTGGTTGCGTGAGACACGAAAAAGTTCTGTAAAATACTCTTCCTTCGGGGCAATGTCCCACGCTATGATTTTCCCCCCTTGTAACGGTCAAATCGTCCCCCAAAACGGCTCTTGCCTGCTCGTTTGAACGATCCCATGCCGTCGCCGTATGGCGGGTCAACAACAGCAAGTTCAAAGGCATTGTCGGGCAATGTTTTCATGTATTCCATACAGTCGATGTTGAATGCTTCAGTCATGTCCATACCTTTCATCGAATGGCGAGAAGTTATCCTCGCCCACTATTTCTTTGATTCTGCGGTCAAGCGTGACCTTCGCATACTCGATGCTGTCATCGGCCTTGCTGTCTTCCACCACTAATTCAGCGATTTCGTTTGCATATTTAACAAACGCCTCGCCAAACGCCCGGGCGCGTCCTGCGCCCAAGCCCAGCACTTCATTAGCGGCCATAAACGCGGCATCTTCGGCAAGCTGCATGCGGTTTCTGCCGTATAGCCGCAGCTGGATATCTACTTCGCGCTGCACGGCCTTTGCAAATGCTGATTGCTTACCCATGCTTAGTCACCACCTTATGGCCTACGTATTCGTCGATACTCAGTCCGAGTGCATCGGCAAGGATTTCTATTGTATCTATCCAGCCGCCGCGTAGTGATTTGCGTTCAAGCAGGCTTATCGTGGTTTGGGCTATGCCGGATATTTCGACCAGCCGCACGATGCTTAACCCTGCATCCAATCGCGCCTTGCGCATATATTCCCCGCGTGTCATTTTTGTCCCTTTCTTATCGTCGTTTTAACGCTTTCAACGCCGTCACGGAGTGTAGCCGTCAGCACATCGAAGTTTGCGTTTATGCAGTCCTCGTTGAGCTTTCGCGCCGTCGTTATCGTCTGGCATATATCGTCAGCAGCTTCGGTTATGGTGTTCACTGCCTCATCGAGCTTTTCAAGCAGTTTGATGATTGCCGTCGCCGTGTTGTCAATCGGCTCTGCTGGCGGTTTGGGCTGCGGCGCTGCTTCTGCCGCTTTGGGCGTTGCTCTGCGATGCCGTACCGCCTCAATAGCCTCCGCGACTTCTTGCGGCAGTTGCGTATTGAGGTATTCGCAAGCCCAGACAATCGCCCCGCCGGTTGTCGCAGACCGAGAATATTCTATTAACTCGTCCCACCGCTCATTGGCAATGTGCTTTACCACAGTGTACAGTTTGTTGCAGTAGCTCCCGCTCGCGCCGACCGCAAACGCCGCCTGTTCGCCTGTCTTGCCCATCGACATAAGCGCAATTATCTTCTCGTTCGTCGCGTTAGAAATTCGTCTTGCTCCCATTTTTGTCAGTCCTCCTTTTTATTTTTCCCATTCAAGCGCTTGCCCACTATGTCATCCCACCGCCCATGCGCCACCGGCGCATAGCCCTGCTGTACCGCCATGCGCTTAAACTCGCTTTTTGTCGGTTCGTGAATATAAATAGGCTCGACAGCAGGCGCACACTTAATGCGCTCGATAACTTTGTGAGCGCCTCGCATTTCTGCGCTCGTTATTTTTTCTCTTACCGTGTATACCACCGATTGCTCGATGTCATGTAACAGCGCTTCACGATCTATGTATTCAGCCATTGTCATTCTCCTTTCCGCTAAGCCACGCACGCAGCTTGTGTGCGCACGAAACGCACAGCTCGTAGTCGTCGTCGTTTATTTCCATTTTAAACCGCCGCGTTCCTGCGTAGATCACGGAGCTCTTTGGGTTTATCTCCGCGCCGCAGCGGTCACAGATCAGTTTTGTCGCCATCTTTCCTTGCCTCCAATGCTTTCTCCGCTTCCTCGCGGGTCAGGAATACGGTCTTGCCAAAATCGGAAAACCGATAAAACCTTGGGGCCATTGGCGTGTATTGTACTGCAATGCACCATCCGTCAGTGTTCGTTTCGATCCATTTTGCCACCATCGGCAATATGGTCTTTTCCACGTGGAATCCGTACACAACATCGCCCACCTTACACGGCAGCACCACCACGCGCCCCGCCTTGTCGGCCTTTAGTAACTCGCGAATCCGCTCCGCCTTTGACGTGTCATCGCTAAAGGCAGATTCGATGATGACCTTTGCGTTTTCACATTGTTCCGGCGTCAGCCCCGTGTCCTCGTAGGCGGCGAGGCGGCTCCACGCCGCTTCTTCCCACTTGCAATTCATGGCGCAGTTCCCGCCAACTTCGAGGCATTCGGGGCCGTAAAAATGTGTGCAACAGATACCGTTTTCGTGCGATGTTTGCTTGCTATGTTTCGTCAGCCGTTCCATCACTCCACCTCCTGCATCCAGAACTCGCGGCTCCCATCGTTTACTCCTTTCGGCGCATCCGGCAGCGGCATCCAGTGACTCACTTTTACTTCTACGCCCCTGAAAAGCCAACTTTCTTCGTCATCGTTATATACCCCGACACTTGCTGCTTTGAAATAGGGCATATAAATCAGATAGTTGATGTAGGTGTTATTGTCATCGTCAATCCATTCCTTAGGCAACTTCTCGCTGCACGGAATCCACTGCATTTTAAGTTGGTTTCGTAAACGCATGATCTCTTTGCCCGTCCATTCAAGCTCCGCTCTCAGCGCTTCGTTTTCACGCCTTAGGTTTTGAATTAAAAGGTCAGTATCAGTCATTTACGTAACTCCCTTCATAAAGCAGCCCCAAAAGGTTTTGGACTTTTTGCCGCTGTGATGCCCGAACAGCGGTTTTCGCCCGATTACTCGCCATAGTTTATCCGCGGGGATCTGTGTTTCAGACCACTTGAATATCAGTACGCCATCGGGTTTTAATACACGCATACACTCCATGAAACCTTCTTGAATTGTCTGTTCCCAACCTTGATCGAGCTTGCCGTACTTTTTAACCAGCCACGAATTATTCCCGGCGCGTATTAAATGCGGCGGATCAAAAACTACAAGTGAGAAACTGTTATCGTCGAAGGGTAGGCAAGTAAAATCGCACTGAATATCAGGATGTACATAGCACGTTCTTTCACTAAGCCCGTTTGTGCTTTTCCATATCCCCGTTAATGCTTCATCCCGTTTATCGCAATAAATCGCATTAGGATGATTTTTGTTAAACCACATCGTGCGAGTTCCACACGTCACATCAAGTATCTTTTTGTTGGACATTTAATAGCCCTCCCTAAAGTGATTTGTCTCCCCGTCGCCGGTGAACCACAGATATGTACCGTCAAGCTCCCTTGCCACATCCGCGCCCTGCTTTTCCATGCTCCATCGCGTGAGTACATCTTCTGCAACAGCATACAGCTCATCCCAAACTTGGAAACTGTCCGAGTATCCGTAGAACTGGTGCGGTTGTTTCAATACCCCGATTATGCTGTCAGGAAAACGCGCATCGTCAACGCGGTTCAAGACACACCATACGCACTGCTGCTGATTTAATAGGGTGCAGCCCCTTGCCTCGCCGTATAGCATCTGCGCAAGGGCTATCACGTCGGTCTCGGTAAAGTACATCTCGTACTCAGGCTCTGCCACTTCCACTACGCACAGGCCGTGCGTATCAACCTCGGGCGGCACACCGTCCGCATCGGCCTTGTTGCCCCCTTTGTCAAGGGCAAGCAGTACCATGACTATCAGCGCCAGCAGCGCCGCGCACACCTGGGCTATGATGATCGTGTATTTATTCATCGGCTACCTCGACAAATTCGCCGTCCGCAAGCTTATACCATGTATCAGCCTTTATTATTTGGCCGTCGATCTGTGCTGATTTAACGCAAACAGGGGCACAGCACTGTTTATCGCTGTCATATGCCCACTCCGCAAGTGTTATCCAGTTGCCGACTGCTCCTTTTATAATGCTGTTGATGCCTATAGCAGCGCCTACGCTGGTGTTGCCCGAAATATCGATCCGCGCGTAGCTGCCTGAGCTGCCTATCTTCGCGTAGTCACCTGAGCTGCCTATCTGCGCGTAGCCACCTGAGCTGCCTATCTGCGCGGAGAAGCCTGAGCTGCCTATCTGCGCGTAGTTGCCTGAGCTGCCTATCTGCGCGTAGAAGCCTGAGCTGCCTATCTTCGCGTAGTCACCTGAGCTGCCTATCTTCGCGTTGTCGCCTGAGCTGCCTATCTTCGCGTTGTCGCCTGAGCTGCCTATCTGCGCGAAGCCGCCTTTATTAACCTTATTACTCGGCATGCTCTTTATCGTTTTCTCGCACGCGAAATCAATGCAAGCCTTGATGAAACCGGAAAATCCGAGCTTTACACCAATTTTGATAGTGCTTGTTGCAAACTTCTGATTATCATCGGTAACAGGCTCGTCGATAGCTTCGACGGTCGTAAATTCGCTGAACTTACCGTCGTTACGCACAAGCGGGTAATGATCCAGCACATCAAACGGATTAACGCAGTAGTGCGTAACCCCGCCGACGCATACGCCGTGCCCGTTTTTCTTGTAGGTTTTGCCTTCTTCGTACTGATACCCCCTGCATACAAGGCCGGGCTCATAGGCTTTGTAGCCGTGTTTGTTGTCTGTCATGGTTGTTCCCCTTTCACTTTTGCGTAGATCGCTTTTAAGTTTTCAAGCTCGTCGCTGCTGACATTCTCCCTGTGCTGCTCAACGCCTAAGCGCTGCTGTTCTCGTTCTTTCAGCGGATAGACATCTTGCCAGCACTTAACGATGCTTTGCTCAAGCACCGGTTTCCACTGCTCGGGCGGAAATTCGTTTTTAAGCTTTGTCGCTAAAAGCTGCTTTGCCCTGTCAGTCATGGGCTTTCTGATGCTTTTGCGCATTTTCTCGAAGTCTTTCAAAACGGCCAGTAAATCGCCATCACCGGCCGCGAAAGCGGCAAATGCGTCAGCATCGCGCGCACGCGCGCTTTTGTCTTTGTCTTTGTCGATTGTCTTATTGTCTTTGTCGATTGTCTTATTGTCTTTGTCTTGTGAGCTTTTGTTTGCACTTGCTGCATTTGCTTGCAAATGCTCTTTTTGCTCGCAAGTGCTCCTTTTGCTTGCACTTGCTGCGTCACGCCGCTTTTGAGACAACTCATCCTTTGATAAAACATCTCTATCAATCTGCGCCCTCATCATGGGGAATAAGAATCGTTCGTTCCCGTTGAGCTGCGGAACTTCGCCCGACCTTGCATAGGTTAACAAGGAAGTGAAAAGTCTCCCCCTCTCAGCGTCACCGAGCGGCTCTATCGCATCGAGATAATCAACAAAGACCTTGATATAAGTTATCTCGGCCATAGCTCACCCTAAAATGGAAGGTCTCCATCGTCCGGCAGCTCTTCAAAATCTGCTGCGGATATATCGGGCGAGGGTACGGATGCAGCGCGGCGGCTCTCACCGAAATAGACATGCTCTGCAACGACCTTTGCGGTAACTCTTCGCTTGCCGTCGTTGTCCTGCCATTCGTCCATTGCAAGCCTGCCCTGCACAACTATCATGCTGCCGGTCTCGAAGTATTTGCCGACGAAGTCAGCCGTTGAGCGCCATGCCTCGCAGTTTATGAAATCCGTCTTGGGCTTGCCGCCCTCGCTTCCGGCATAGTCGCGCTGACAGGCGACCGTGAATGACGCAACCGGGATGTTAGTCCGCGTGTATCGCGTTTCGGGCGTTCTTGTCAGTCTTCCCATGATGGTTATCTGATTAAGCATTGTTTCTCCTTTCAAATCCATGATTTGCCGAACACTTCCATGAACTTTTCGTGTCCGTATAGTTCTTCAAATCGTTCCTGGCACTCACGTTTTAAGCGCAAATCAAAATCGCGGTTTCGGTGTACGCTGTATTCTGCGCCGGTGTGCCAGTCCCAGCGCAGCCATACCCAGCAGCCCCATTTGTCGGCGGCTTGCCTGCGTCCTCCGCCGTATACATGGTGCCGGTTTAGACCCTGTGTGTCGCCGGTGATGTAGCATTCCCGGCGGCTCTGCATGATGCTATCTGCCATCCCACGCCTCCAAAAGCGCCTCGATCTCGTCCTGCGGCCTTGTCTCAATGTCCAGTGCCCGGCAATCCTGTATCAGGTTGTCGATAAGCATTGACATCTGCCGTGTGTCGAAGTCTGAGCTGCCCATGTGGAAAAACACATTTGAATAACCCGTGTATGCCGGTTCTTTTTCCGCCTTGCGGCCGATGTGCCCTTTCTGCCAGCCGGTCATGGCCGCATCGGTGTATTCGTCGGGTATCAGCGCTATATAATACAGCGTCGGGATATCCAGCAGCGCATTTCGGTAAACTTCTTCTGGGCTTATCCGCGTTGCAAGCGATATGTCGTTTATCAGCTTCCATGCGTAGGCGTTAGCATCCAGACTGCGCTTTTTGCGCGTTTTCTTGATATCGTACTCGCCCGGCTTGAAGCTGTAGCAGAAGCGCCGCGCCTCATCTCGTGAAACCGTGAGGCTTATCCCATCCGGCGTAAGCTCCGCTTTACTGATCTGCATTTTTCTCAGCCTCTACGCACTTGTTGCAAAGCACCTTGCCGAATCTCTCTTTTGTGCCCTCGCTCCATTTGCGGAGGGAAATTGGCTTGCCGTCATTGAAATAGATAGTCAGCGGATGATTGCACTTTTCGCAGCGGGGAACTAAATCCTCTTTCGGCTTAGCGTCATGCTGTACAGGCGGTTTGCGGTCAGTGGGCTTGCGGTAATACTCATCGTTGCTGGGGTCTGCGTCGGGGTCGTCGCCGGTGCTGATCTTATACATCTTCATCAGCGCATATTTATCGGCGTAGGTCATGGCCTTGCCGCTGCCTTTGTCCTGCGCGTCGATGCCTTCCGCAAAAGTGGTTGTTTCAATGTATTCGTCCGGGTTATCAATATTTACAAAGCGGTAAACCGTCTCAACGCGTTCAAAAAACGTCGTCTTTTTGCCGGTAACGCCGTTGTAGTTGGTTTCGCTTTCAAGCCGTTCGCTTTCAAGGACGGTGCGCGACGCGGGGTAACTGTAAACGCCGTATTTAGCTTCAAGCGGCTTCACATTATCTATAATGTCGCGTTCGGACACAGCCTTGTAGCCCTTGCCCTTGCCGGTATCAACATGCAGGTTTTTACCGACGGTGTTCAGATCGGCGGTTATCGCAGCCATGCGCTGGTAGATGTTCAGCGCCGTATCTCTTTTGATTTCTTCCATACCGCACCTACTTTACCGACATGTTCATGCGCTCTACCAGCTTGCAGCCTTTTATCTTTGCGCCCGCCTTGAGCGCCGCTGTAATGGATAGCTTATCCGGTGCAATTACCACCTTTTTTCGCATATACTTCTTAGGGCAAAGGCTCTCGTCAACTTCGACTGCCGTGCTGGGGCGCCATGCGACCGCGACCTTCGCGGTCTGAAACTTCTCGCCGTTAAGCGCGTCGGAAGCGTCGGCCTTGAGCCTGTCCGCACGTTTCTCAAGCGCGGCCTGTCGCGCCTTGAGGGTCTTTATCTCTGCCGCTATTGCCTCTGCGTCGCTCACGCAGTTTTTGTAGAGTAGCAGCGTGTTTTCGATGATCTCTTCGCGGCTGATCTCAAGCTCTGCGTATCTTTCCGCGAATGCGTCCGGGTCTGTAAGCTCCCCTGTCTCGGGGTTAACAAACTCGTCATAAAGCTTGTAGATTGCGTTGTCCACCCAGTAAAGGTTCATTGTTTCTCCTCCTTATTTATTAATTTTTCTCCTTGCGCACTGCCGGTCTGCTTCATCGGCAAACCACACAAGCGCCTGATATATCCCGCCGATCACGCCGATCACAGCCATGACCAGCCACACGAATACACCGATGTTCATTTTTAACCCCTTTCAGCGGCACATACGCCGCGCCAGTGTCGGCAGCGTAATGCCTTCCTTTTGAATGTTGTACAGCTTTGCGACCGTTCGCCGGTCACGTCCTGTGTACCTCGCGACCTCGCTTGCCGTTACCAGCCTTTTGTCTCCGAAAAAGCCGAGCAGCGCTTCAAGGTTATCCCTGTACTCTTTCAGCTCTCTTGGCATGCTTCTCTTCCTCCAGCTTGCGATTGAGCACCGCATAAAACGCCGCGTTGAGTCTTGTCTCTGCGTTCTTGGGAGCTTTCTCGCCGTTGAGTATCATGCTTATGTAGCTTTTGCCGACTCCCAGCTCTCGCGCAAGGTCAACGTTCTTTATCTCGGCGTTGTGCATTCTTCCGACCAGATCGCCGGTCCACTTTTCGCGCATACTGTTTTCTCCTTTCACAGTTGTTGATTTTGTTCACATCTTCGTTTAAAATAAGAGCGCCGCGGTATATCTTGCTTGCAGGCCGAAAGGGGGTGTTTTCATGGAAAGTCTTTTCGGCTCCTTCATGAAACCCTCAACGACTAATAAACTTTATGTTGTCCGTGTGCCCGTGTCCTGCGGCGCTCTTGTTTCAAACGAAGATGCGAGGTGTTTTCGTATTTCTACGAAAACTTTTTACAAAACAGTTGCAAAAGTTCACAAACTGTGTTATTATCAATATGCTACTATTAGAACAAACATCGGAGCAGCCAAAATCTCTTGATTTTCTTGACTGCTTGCGTTAGCTTTGTGTACTTTCGCGACCACATTTATGATTATAGCGTTTACTTTCTTGAAAGTCAATAATTTTGGTTAACTTTCTTGACTTTGGGCGTTTTGCACAGAAACGGCGGTGTACTTTTGTGTTTTATGACAACTTTCTTGAATTATGTAATTCCGTAGGTGAAAAACCGTCGGCAGTTGCGCTCAAACTTGGCATATCTAAAGCTACCGTGAGCAACTGGAAACGCCGGAAAAATGGCGCAACCGACGCAACCGCACTCAAAATCGCCAATTACTTTGGCATAACGGTCGATGAGCTGAAAACGGGCATAAAAAAAGAGCCCTCCATCCCGACGGATGAAGAGCTCGGTAAAAACGATGCTATGTGGTCAGCTTATGACGGTGTGCTTGACAGCACAAACGGACTGTCATTGCATGACACTGATATTATTTTAAAAATGCTTAAAGACGGTGGGCAGGGCATGACCTATAATGAGCTGCTTGCTTTTGCCTCTGCGCTTAGCAAACTTCCTCCTGAGCGTCGCCAGCACCTTCTTCACTCCGCTGATATGCTTCGGCAAGACAAGTCAGAGCCCTGATCAGGCTGCCGGTGCCGTGCTCCGCAAGATCCATGAGCTTTTCCTTTTCACACTCGCTGAACATGGGGAAATTATGATCCAGCTCATAGCGGTACATTGCCAATTCGTCAGCGCTCAGCATCTTTGCACCTCTTTTCCGCAGCTTCACAGCCCTCCAAAAAGCCTTTACAATATATTAATTGCTTTTCGCCCATTACACATATGTAGGCCGTCAGTTTGGTTTCAATTGCCCTGCGTTCCGGGTCTCCGGCTAAATCCTTGAACCGGGTTTTAACATGCTCAAGAAAGCCTGCTTGTTTTTTTGTCGCATCCGCAGTGAGACGGTTGAAAGCTTCTTTTTCCTCTGCAAATGCCGGAAAATATCCGAGCATCTCGCACAGCGCCTTCATTTGATTGTCAGTCAGCATTTTTATTCCTCTCTCTCATGTATTTGTTTAAGGAGTTAATTTTATGAAAAAACGGCTTATTTGTTTGTTGCTTGCGTTGTGTATGGTATTCACGCTCTGCGCTTGTGCCAAGGACAGCGCCGAAACTGTGCCCGGCGACAATAGAACTGTGTATGTCAGCCAAAGTGGCGGCAAAATCCACCGCTATAACGATTGCAGCGGTATGAAATACTACGATGTCATGACTTATAGTGAAGCTATAGACAAAGGCTTTACCGTTTGCGAAAAGTGCTTTGGCTGATTTACTTTGTGCAAACTGTGCAGTTTCCATCTCCAATTTCAGACAAACTGCCAAAAATGTAAATATTTATACCTTTTTTGGCGTAATAGTGCTATTATATGTATAGATACTTAATGTGTTTTCATTTGTGTGTCTGTATAAGATATTATTTTACTTTTATTTATCTTAATTAGATAATAATGCATTTGCATATAAAATGCAAGACTTTTTACGGAGAAATGCGCATGGATAAAAAAACGGGTATTGTGATAGCAATTATCTTGCTCTGTTTATTATTGCCGGGTTCCTGTAATAACAATAGCGAAAAAGAGCTTCCAGTCGAATCTTATTATGGGCACGATATGACATATGAGAAAGCATACTCGTTAGGGTACTATGTTGGTTATTTAGCCTATGAGCATGACGAGCCATACAATAGTGATTACGAAAAATATCCCTTTGGTTGGAGTTTGGAAGACTATGACGGTGTTGGAATACAATCATTTTTGGACGGAATGAACAATGGATACAAAACCGGGTTTAAAGCAGGTTTCAATAAAGGATGGGAGCATTGCGCTACCGGCAAGCCATACCTCGATAACATGGGGGAAAGCTATCCTTGATTTTTCATGACCCCGGCAGTCTGTGACCGTCGTCAAACAGCCTCAGAAGCTCCAGTATGCGCTCGTCGCTTGCCTCGGTTATTATTATAATGGTTTTGTTTCTCGCAAGCCACTTAGCCCTTAGGGGTTCGGGCGTAGTTTTTTTCGTGTTGTTTCTCATTGCTGCACCTCTTTAATTTAATCCGTCCTGCCGCTGCGCCAACAGGGCAGGACATTTTTTCACACAGCGTTTGTAAAATGTTGCTTGCTGTACTTATAGCGTAGCACCTGTCTTGATAAATGTCCATGCAGAAATAACCGAAACCTTAAAGAAATAACCGAAATCGATTTCGGGAAATACACGAATTTTTCTTGTTTTCGCCGAATTCATCGTGTAATTCAATAATTTCTCGTGTATTTCAAGAAATTTTAATAGGGGAGATGCTTAATGTGTCAAAAATGGAGGACATGCAATCTTACTTTGACGAGTACCCTGAGGCACTGCGAAAAGCGAGAGCTTCAAGCAGTCTTACGCTGGCAGAGCTGGCAAGGATAAGCGGCGTTCCTTATAACAGCATTTGCTCCGTCAACTCCGGCACTACCAAGCAACCGCTGCTTTATTACTCTGCGGCAACCTGTAAAGCCCTCGGCTTATCCTTGGACGAGCTGTTCGGTATAACAAACGCAGAGGGCAGCGTTACCCAGCTAAAGCGAATAAACGCATTGGAAGTGAAAGCGGCGTACTTGGAAAAGGACGTTGAGCACCACAAGCGCATGAACGCCGTTTACAGGCCGCTGATATTTGGCCTGATCGGCGTTTGCGCTCTGCTGCTGTGTGCAACGATAGGTTATATCTTTTTAGACATTCGCATGACGCGAGTCGGTTTGTTTCAGTCTGCCGGAATGTCTGCGCTTGCCGTTCTGCTGGCTGTTGTGGTTATCGCGGCAATAGCGCTAATGGCGTACGCAGCTAAGATGATTATAAAAAACGCAAAAAGGAAGTAGCCGCTATGTATCAAAGGAAATCTGACGGTTTATGGGCTGAGGCAGTCACGCTTAAAAACGGAAATAAAAAAGTGCTTTACGGCAAGACGAAAAACGAACTGCTAAAAAAGCTCGTTGCCTTTACCGGCAATGTCGAAAACGGCGTTACGATTGCCGAAGCACTTGAGGTATGGCAAGAGTTTAAGGCCAGCAGTGTTTCCTATAAAACGCTTGAGGGATATGCCGCTCCGGTAAAGCGCATAAACTGCTACCTTGGAGATTGCTATATAAAAGATATAACTCCTGCGCAGATACAGGCGATGGTCAGAGACATAGCCGCGAAAGGTTATAAACGGTCAACCGTGCAGCGTCCACTTGACATTCTGCGCATGATGTTTGATTATTTCATCACTCTGCCCGGCGCTCAGGTAAGCACTAACCCATGTGCTGCTGTGCGTTTGCCGTCCGGTTTAAAGCAGGGGCGGCGCGACCTGATAAGCCGCGAAGATGCCCAGCGCATCAGAGAAAGCCTCTATAAAGACTTCGGGCTGTTCGCGTACTTTCTTATGTATTCGGGTTTGCGCAAAGGTGAAGCTCTTGCATTGCGTTGGGAGGACATTCACGACGGATTTATTCACGTTTCAAAATCTCTGTCATGGCAGCCTAACCAGCCTGTGATAAAGCAGCCGAAAACGGAAGCCGGTATACGCACCGTTCCGCTCCTTGCCGCGCTCGCCGATGTGCTGCCGAAATCAAAAAAGGGGTATGTATTTTCGCCTGACGGCGGCAAATCTCCGCTTACGCAGATTCAATTTCGCCACCGCTGGGAGGCGTATTGTAAAGCTGCCGGGTTATCTGATATAATTACCACAGAGCATACCAATCCGAACAACCGGCACACTTATGTTTCAAATACCTATGTTCCGCGCATATCTCCGCACCAGCTGCGGCACGAGTTTGTGACACTCTGTTTTGACGCCGGTCTCGACGAGCAGGATACTCAAGTTATCGTCGGGCACGCATCCGCAAGCACCACTCGTGAGGTGTATAATCACATCAAAGAGAGCCGGAAAATACTAAGTGCGGATAAGCTCGACAGCTATTTGAAAAACAACATAAAAACTACATGACTTCAAGTTTTCATTGGTATTGCTAACTTTTTAAATCCTTGGTAAGGATGAGGTCGGCAGTTCGAATCTGCCCAGCAGCTCCAAAACAAAACCGCTCCAAAAGGAGCGGTTTTTGCTATATATCGTTGTTTTTCAGCATTTTCATCTCAAAAAAGTTCTTATTTGCCTTGCTTTACTCTCTTTGCTCGCGCGACATATTTGTACATATTTGAGCATATTTCAACATATTTTAACTACATTTTGACTACATATTTCTTATGCGTTTTTGAGGATGCTTATAGCTTTCTTGATTGCCATGTGTTCGCTCTCGCCGCCTGCGGTTTTTAGCATCTCTTCGAGCTGTTCTATAGCGTGCTCGCTCTCATCGGCGCGGCTGTAATTTCTGCGGCTATATCCGTCATCCCGGCTATAACGCCCCATGCTGTCGCGCTTGTAGCTGTTGCCTCGCATAAAGCCCTCAGCGTCCCATCTGCGGCTGTATCCGTCGCTCATGCAGATCTTGTCGATGTTCTTGATGCTGTGCACAAGCTTGTCGATAATGTCAAGCGCGCCAACGTTTAATTCGCCCTGTTCTGCAATGCTGTCGAGTTCCTCGCAAAGCATATCGCGCAGTCTTTCAAGTGTTCTCATACTCATGTTATTGCTCCCTTCACGCTATTCTGTCAACTATAAGATTTGCATTTGCAAAGTTGACTGCCTGACCGCTCGTGTTCTCTGCTGCTACAGTGAGGCAGCAATCGCGCGGTACGTTTACATTTGCGGCAACGTAGATATTAAAATAATTCTCAACCGCCGCCGGGGTTATCGTTGCCGTCGCACTGGTGAGCGGTTCGCCGTTTATCGCTAAAGCGGCCGTGATAGCCTCCACGGTGCCGCCGGTAGGTATGGCTATATTCGCGCCAAAGGCAACACGATAACGCGCTCTGCACTGGTTTGTGAGGCCTCTGAGCGTAACAATGCCTGCGCCCTCGCGGTGCACTATGCTGCAATTACCGGCTACCGCAGTCTCGGTAAGAGGTACGTTCTGCCCGGCTGCTACGGTCACGATGTTTGAGTTCGTAAATTCAGCCATCGTTTTCGCTCTCCTTTCCGGCGATACCGAAAGGTATCGACAGCGACATGGTTTTTATCATGTTTTCAAAGTAATCGCCTTTTTCTGTTTCGTTGACAGTCTTGATGATATACGCGAAAGTGTTAAGTTCGCTTACATCGAGCGTGTCAAGATCTACATCCATAAGGTAGTCAATGAATTTTTCTTTGAGTTCTTTGCAAGTTGCCATATAATCAGTCCTTTCATAAGAAATGCGGTGAGGCTATGCGCCCCACCGCTTATCGTTAGTATCGGTAAAGGCCGAACATTTTCGTAAAGTCACGAAAAAGCTAAACTATGAGATTTGTTATGCGCAGCTACCGCATGCCCCGCAGGGTGCAGACGAAGCCCAAGGGTTACAGGTGATGTAAGCCGGAGTCGGGCAAGGCCGCAGCTGAGATACGAGGTAATTGTTCTGCGCAGCCTGCGAAGCCGCAAGCTTGAGGTTCTGGTTCTCGGTCTGCAAATCCTGCATCTTGCTGTTGACGAGGAAATCGAGAATTGCCTTGCTGTTGCTGTTTGCGTTGTCGATAATGTCGCGTGTTGCGTTCTGCACAGTGTTGCGAGTATCGCAAGCCTGCGTTGCCATATCATAACGCACCTGAGCAATTGCCGCGCGGTTCTCGCAGCAGCACTCCTGAGCCTGCATCTGCATTGCGTTCAGCTGCTGCATAAGTGCGGCCTGCTGATTGCAGCGCGACAGCTCGGAAGCGTAGAAGCCGTTTGTGACCGCCTGAGTGACACCGGCAAAGCCGTTAAGCATTCCCGTGTTCATGGCATAGAAGCCGTCACACAGGCCGTTGTTAACGTTGTCAAGCTTTCGCTCGATGTTTGCAAAGTCGGAAGTCAGAACGTATCCGTCCATCACTCCGCCATTGTTACCGCCCCAGCCGTTGCCGCCCCAGCCGAAAAGCACGATGAAAAAGAGGATTATCCACCATCCGTCACCGCCAAAACCGCCGAAGCCGCCGTTTGCTGAGGTTGGTGCAACCGGCATGGTCATTACCGGCGCATCAGAAGAAATCGCCATTGTTTAGTTTTCCTTTCGATATGTATTTACAAATACCCGGCCGGATAAAATGTACCTACTTCATAAGCGCCTGGAACTGTTGCGCAAAGCTCTGCGCTTGATTGAGCTGCTGCTGTGTTATCTTTCCGCTTTGAAGCATTTTTTGCACTTCCTGTTGTGGGTCTCCTTGAAACGTGCTTTTAAATTGCTGAAAGCGCTGCACGAGCTGCTGAAACTGCGGATTAACTCCGCCGCCGAGAGCTTCAAACAAAGGATTACTCATTGCTTACCTCCTTCGGCATAAGCGCCGCAACTTGCTTTACAAGTGCCTCATACTCCGCCCGGGTCACATAGTCCGCAGTCGGCTGAGCCGGTGTGCTCTGCGCTCGTTCCGTGTAGTCAAGAATGCGCATAGTCGGCATGCCTGCCGTGTCAACGGATTTAAGATAGATCGTTTGCCGTTCGCTGTCCCAAAGCGGAACAGTGTTTCCGGCAGCTACTAAATACGCTTTACCTGCCGCCTCTCCCTGCACCCAGATCATGCCCTGCTGTGCAGGCTGCTGCTGTGCTCGCATCTGCGCGAGGTTGTCCATCATAGGCGGCTGATAATATGGTTGCCCATACATGTTGCCGTAACCGTAAGCCATGATTAATCCTCTCTTTCAAAGTAATAAACCGGCACTTCCTCGCCGCTGTCCCACGTGTCGTAGTAATCGCCGTTTACGACGGCCACGACGTGCCCGGACAGTGCAAGGACATAAACGCCGTGCGGATGTTCATCGGCGAAGGCGGCGACTGTGTAGCACTCCGGGCAAGCATCTGGCAGCATGCGCTGTCTAAAGCCGTTGGCTTTGAGGTAACTTCCCCAGACGCTGTTTCCCGAGGGCATGTCGTGCGCTCTCAGACCTTCAACGCACAAAGCGAGATAGGTCTTTTCCCAGTCCGTTCCCATTGCTTTTGCAATTGCTCTCACTGCGCAATCGCCGACGCGCTTAGCGCCCGGGTTAGGATTAAAAAACACGAACATTTCGCCGCCTCCTTGTACCTAAAGCTTAATGCTTTTTCGTTTTTCAAGGGGGAAACTAATGTCCGTGTTATGGGGAAAATGGGCGTAAAAAAAGAGGAGGTCTTGCCTCCTCTCAGCTTTTGAAAAACCGCTCGTAATTATACTCGAGCTTTGTTCGCGCCGTTGTTATTCGTTTACCGACGGTTTTTCGGTCAAGCCCTATTTCTTCTGCTATGTCTATCTGCGGAATTTGCTGAATGAAATACAAATCCGCTATCCTGCTGCCCTCGCGCCCGAGGTTGGAGCAATATATAAGCTCATCCCACTTCTCGCGCGGCAGCATTGCCATGTCCGGCCTGAGCCGTAATCGCGCCTGTGTCATTTATCACACTTCGGCTTATCGTACTCCATAGCCTGCTTGCTGTCGCCCACACCGGCGGTCGTCGGGTCTGTGACAACGCCGAGGATGGTCAGCACCGCGAACAGCGCGTTTACAACGGCCAGCAGCTTGTCGCCCAGCGCGTCAAGCTTCAGATCGATGCCGAACACAGCCGCCACTACCTGAATAAGCAGCAGCAGCGCCGGGATTAGCGCAAGCCAAAAGGTTTTGTTTTTAATGCGTACAGTCCAGTTGATTTTCATGTTTGATCCTCCGTCAATGATGATGATTTTTCATTTCGTTTTCAAGGTCGCTGATCCGATGGTTGATTTCCTTGACCTGTTCTTCGACCACCGGCATGCGCCGGGCAAAGTCGTTGTGTTCCCTGACCTCGCGCGTAAGCTCGTCCACGCGCTCTTCCATGACCGCTTGCGATTTGTTATTGTTGATAATAACGCCGATAAGCGTTAAAACGCCGGTTATGATAGCTACGACTACACTTTCAACCATTATTTTTTAATTATCCTCTCGCAAAAAATTATCGTCCTGAGCATATCCTCCGTCAGGTCGATCACGCCGTTGCCCTTGCCCTTGATTATGCCGTCCTGTATGAGCTGCTTTACGGTATCGCGGTAAAAGCCCTCCGGCACGTCGTTGATGGTTTTCCAACGTATCATTTCTTCATCCTCGCTTTCTGCTGTATATTTCGGGCGGCCGAAGCCGTAGACTGTGCTGCCGAGATACCGGGTAACGCGCTGGACGGCGTTGCCGTAGTTGCCCTCGATAGTCACAAACGTGCTGCCGCTAACACTTTCGACAATGCCTGTGTGACACGGCAGGCCGTCGCGCGTGTCTTTCTGGAAATACTGGTCGCCAACTTCGGGCTTGGTGTAAAGCCTTGCCTGTGCCGCGTAGTACTTCGCCCAGCTTACGCAGCTCGCACCATATTGCCCGGTAAGGCACAGCGTTTCCTTTGCCGCGTTTCCGGCAATGCGCCAGAAGCACCACGCTACGAAGCTTGTGCACCACTCATAGCCGTTTTTTGGCGTGTTCCAGAATTTTGCCTTGTCCAGCTCCGCCTGAAACATCGTGAAGTTGCCGCGCCCGGCATTATCCTCAAAGCTGTATAAGTCCTTGTCCGACGCCTTTTCCTTATAGCCTATGTACTTTGCGGCTAACGTGAGCACCTGTTTCGGGGTTATGTTCATGGTTGAAAAATCACCGTCCTTTATTGTCTCGGTGGGCATTTTTTATTTTACCCATCTCGCGCCCTACGAGATGATCTTCAATTTGTGGCGGTTGTAAATCTTCAAGGATAGCTATTCTTTTTTTTGGCTTGTGCTGTCTATCTAAACTGAGCCGCCGCAGTTTTTTTGCAAGCCGCCTATTTATAAGTCCCCGAACGGCAGGGGGCAGTATTGCAAACGGCATTAATGCCGGTCACAAGCTACGCATCCTCCCACGCGCTCGGCAGCGCCGACGCATCGTATACAACATTATCCTGCAAGCACCTGTGTACCTTGCCGGAATCGTCCTTGTAGCATTCGCCGGTCATGTACATGCCGCTCGTTCCGAGAGGGGCTACCCATGCTTTAGCCTTGGCCGGGTCGGTCGTGTGGCACAGCCCCCATAGAGCGCGAAGCGTTGACGGCCTGCCGCTGTAGTTTGCCGCGTTATACGGCTGTATAAGCGTCCACACCTGACCCTCGTCGGCCACCGGCGTTCCCACCGGGCATGCGCTGTAATCCTTAGTCGCGTCGAAGTCCGGCACGGCGATTTCTGCGGCGATAATTTCAGTGCCGGTCATGGTGTTCGCCTTTGTCCGCAGGGCTGCGGCATCATCCGCGCCTTTTTCTCTCATCTTGTTGATTGCTTCATCTTTCGTCATATGCTGTTCACACCTTCCTTGTAAGCATTCTCAAGGTCTGCCGAGCTTATCGCGCTTGCCGTGACGGTCTCGATCTCCGTCGGCTTGCCCATTTTGATGGTAACAGTGCCGTCGCGGTTATCTCGGATAACGCCGCTCATGCTGTATTCCGAGTTGTCGTATTCGTTGGTAACTTCTTCTGTTACGGGATTGCCGCTGCCGTCAACCATCGGCTGACCATCCTCGCTTGTCTTCTGCACCGTGTCTTTCTGTACGATGCTCCACGGCGTGTTATTCGGCAGCAGCGCGAGCACATCCGCATACGCCATCGTAAGCGTGATAGACTTCGTGTCGCGCCTGTCCCACTCGTAGTCGCCTATTCTGCCGTCTATTTCTGCTGGGTATAGTGTGTTATTTACTTTGATGTATGTCATTTTTATCAGTCCTTTCAGATGATATTGAAACTATCGTCAAATTTCGCATCTTCTTGCGGCAAAACAAGTGCTGGGCGAATACCCATTACTTGGGTCGAAATGTTATTTTCAACGTACACTAGAGAGCCGGTTTTGTAGACAGCGGTCAAGCCAATGGAGGACTTTATGTCACTTCTCAAATACCAGTCGGTAGCCTCGCCGTTATAATACGCTACTCTCTTTTCCTGCGTAGAAGACGTTGCATCGGGGAAGTAACTCAATGGTACATATGTTTCACCTGACCAGTGACCAAATCCCAAATCAGCTCTGTCAAGGCAAAATATTTTTCGTGGTACTGTTGTTGGCGGATTATATGTTGCACTGCCGCGACTAATTAATGGGAGATTAATTTGTTTAATAAGCGCCTGTATTTGGGGCTCTAATAATGGCAAAAATGTTCCCGTGAGGTATTTATCGGGCTGTGAGTTTTCGTAGTAGCTAGCGCCTCCGTGCTTTATAAGCGTGTAAATATCTTTTAATAACAACCATGTGCCATTACAAGTATCATCGTAATACGCGGGTGTTAGATTACCTTGATGCACAACAAGCCATTCTTTGCGAACTCCGCCGACGTTCATATACACACTCGACCCAACTGCAAGCTCTCCAACAGGCGTTCCAAAGCTTATATCATACCCCGTGCCGCCTATAAGCGTTCGGCCTTTTTTGATGTCGTAGCCAGTGCCGCCAATTAAGGTTCTGCCGCTTTTGATATCATAGGAAGTACCATTGATTAAAGTCTTGTGTGCCATATCCGCACCCCCTTAGCCGTACACCCAGCATATTTGCCCGTTTACGGTCGGCGTCGATTCCGTACTTGAAAAATACTGATTGCGCAGTACAGGCGTTCCGACCGCTACACCGTCGGTTGCATACTTCGCCCTGTTAACGGTTTGACTTGCTATGTTCGATGTGGTGATAGCTGTAGCTTTGTCCTGCTTTGTGTCTTGCAGGTTTTTGTCGGCTGATATCCACGTATACCCCGTAGCCGCCGCCGCTGTGCAGTGATAAACAAGCTTTGCCGCCGTGTCGATGTAGGTTTGCCCGACTACACCGACGGTCGATGTCGTGGGTGGCGCGGTGCCAATGATGGGCTGAGGCAGATCATCAAGCGCCGCCTTTACGCCTCCCGAAGTAACCGGGTTTGTGCTGCCCACCGTGGGTGTTGTGTCGAATGTCAAAGCGTCCTGCTTTCCGTTCCACGCCGTCCTCTCTGTGGCGGTAATGTGCATGACAGTGTTTCCTGCGTGGGTATTCAGATTGTCCTGTACGGTCTGTGCCGCGCCCTGCTCGTCCGCTCCGACCATTGCGGCGGTGTAGTCGCCTATCTGAGGCGCAACAGCGCCTGCTCTGCCGTTGAAGCTCGTCACGCCGCCGCCTGCCGCGCCCTGAGCCGCTTTAGCCCAGTACTTTGCGTTGTCGGTATCCTCGCCCTCACGCGTTCCCGTGCCGCCCACAGCCCAGCTCTTGGCCATATTGCCGCCTGCCGCCGCCGATGCCGCTGCCGTTTTTGCTCCGGCCTCGTATCTGTCTCTTATACACATCTGACGCTGCCGA